CAGAATGTAAAAGCTGCTGGCGGTAATGTCGATGGTGTACTCAGATTTTCAATTCAGTGGAATGAAGATGGACATGACAACTATGACCTTGATGCCCATTGTGTTGAGCCAAATGGAAATGAGATTTATTTCAGTAATTGTAGAAAACCTGAGTCGTCAAGAATGGGTGGTCAGTTAGACGTTGATATTGTAAATCCAGTTGGAAAAGTTGCAGTAGAGAATATTACTTGGCAGGATTTATCAAAAATGAGACCAGGAACATATAGATTCTTTGTACGTCAGTATTCAGGTGCAGTAAGGCATGGATTCAGAGCGGAAGTTGAGTTCAATGGAGAGATTTATTCATTTGATTATAGCAACCCTATGAGAACTGGAGAGAATGTTCAGGTGGCAGAAGTTACACTTGACAAGGATGGTAATTTCTCAATCAAGGAAAAACTGTCTGGAAGTTCATCTATTTCAAGTCGTGAGATTTGGGGTGTAAATACTAATCAGTTTGTTCCTGTATCAGTAATTAGTTATAGTCCAAACTATTTTGATGAACAGGATGGAATTGGTCATAGACATTTATTCTTCTTCCTGAAGGATTGTGTGAACAACGAAAGTCCTAATGGATTCTACAATGAATTCTTAAAGAGTGATCTTGAAAAGCATAAGAGAGTATTTGAGGCTTTAGGTGCTAAGTGTCATGTAGAAGATACTGATGATCAGCTTTCAGGAATTGGATTCTCTATGACAAAGAGAGCAGATTTAGTTGTTAAGGTTAAGGGTGCAACAGAGCGTGTAATGAAGATTAAGTTTTAATTAGAAAAGGAGATTATTATTATGACAAACAACGAATTATTTATTAATGCAACAAGAGCAAACTATCAGTTCCCATTCAGAGGAATGATTAACGTAATTGATTTGTGGGATTTATCTCTCACAAATCTGGACTCAGTATTTAAGACACTCAATGCGGAAGTAAAGAAGTCTGAGGAAGAGAGTCTTCTGAATACTAAGTCAAAGGAAGACGAGGAGCTTTATAACAAGATTGAAATTGTTAAGTATATTGTTGGCGTGAAGCTGGATGAGAAGAAGAAGAGAGAAGACGCTAAGAAAAATGCTGAGATGAGACAGAGATTGCTTGAAATCAAGGCTAAGAGACAGGATGCAAAACTTGAAAATATGTCTGATGAGGATCTGGATAAGGCACTTGCAGAGTTAGGCGAGTAGTTGTTACAAATATACCATATATAGTATTAAAAACAAACAATATATACTATATATGGTATATATTTTTACATTAGAAAGAAACGCACATTTCTTGAGGAATTTTGGAGGTTAAGACAATGACAATTGAACAGATTAAGGACAAATTAAAATCAAAAGAGTATGACTTCCTGAGAATAGATAAGAATTTGGGTAACAATATCATTATCTTAACTCTTGGTGGAAGTCATGCATATGGAATGGATAAAGAAGGATCTGATTTAGATGTGAGAGGTATTGCACTCAACAGTAAATCAGACATTTTACTTGGAACAGACTTTGAACAGGTCGTAGATGTTGATACAGATACAACTATGTATTCGTTTAATAAAATGATACAGCTTTTAGCATCAAGCAATCCTAATACAATTGAACAACTTGGCTGTTTACCTGAGCATTATTTACATTTATCTAAAATTGGTAAAGAATTATTGGATAATAGAAAAATGTTTCTTTCGCAGATTTGTGTTCATACCTTTGGAGGATATGCTGGTTCTCAGCTCAGACGTATGGAAAACAAGGCTGCAAGATTGGTTGGTCAGGCAGAAAATGAAGCCTACATTTTAAAAAGTATCAACAATGCAAGATATGAATTTAAAAACAGATATTATCCTCATGAAAATAGTGATGTGAAACTATATATTGATAAGGCTGTTCAAGAAGGATATGATAGTGAGATTTTTATGGATGTAAATTTGCAACATTATCCGTTAAGAGATTGGGCTGGCATGTGGAACGAAATGAAGTCCATTGTTAGTAGTTATAGCAAATTTGGTAAAAGAAATGAAAAGGCTGTAGCCCATGATAAATTAGGAAAACATATGGCTCATTTGATTCGATTATATATGATGTGTATTGATATTCTGGAAAAGGAAGAGATTATCACTTATAGATCAGATGAACACGATTTGCTTATGAGTATTAGAAACGGAGAATATTTAGACGAGAATAGACAGCCTATTTCTGAATTCTATGATTTATTGAATGAATATGAAAAACGTTTTGAATATGCAAAAGCAAATACATCTTTACCTGATAAACCAGATTATAAGAAAATCAATGAATTTAAGATGTATGTAAATGAGAGAATTGTGAAAGGAGATATCTGATGGAAATATCAAATAGAGCAAAAGAAAGATTCTGTAAGGATTGCAATATACCAATTAGATTGTTCCAAGAACCATATTTTTCAGACAGAATTAAGCTTTTTGATGATTTTTATGGAACAGTTAATAAATGGATTAGATTTGCAAGCGAATTACAGGGGTATAATTGTGAACAGGATTACTTTGAGGAATATAATCGTGTAAAGGATGCAGCTATTACAAGCATCAAAAATTCAGAAGCATATCAGAGATTTAATGCGGAAGATATGAATAAATTTACTACGACTCATAAAGATTTACCTAATAAAGATATATTTAAGCCAACTAATACTGGAAGAGTTTTTATCAGTATTGATATGAGAAAGGCTAATTTTTCATCTTTACACGAATATGATAAGAATATATTTCGTGGGACTGATACATGGGAAGATTTTATTTCTCAATTCACGAATAACGAACATATTACAAATAGTAAATATATTCGCCAGGTTATTCTTGGTAATTGTAATCCTAAAAGACATATCACCTATGAAAAGTACCTTATGGATCAGACATTATTATTGTTATATAACATTATTGGTGAAGAGAGAATTGTATTCTTTTCAAATGATGAGATTGTTTATGATATGACAACGGCAAGTAATTTGCGCATGTTAAGTCTTGTGAGAAATTGTGTTGAAGAAAGATTAAGTACAAAATCTAATATTCCATTCAGAGTAGAATTATTTTCACTCCACAAAATCAATGGGACTGACGGATACTGTAAGAAAATCTATAAAGAAAATGGAGAATATAATATTGAATTTAAGTGTTTGGATAATTATATGATGCCATTCGTACTTAGATATTTTTTAGGAGAAGAAATTACTGAAAGTGACAAGGTATTCTACCATGAAGGGTTGCTTGCAAAGTTTATTGATATACCAAAAATTGAGGTGAATTTGAATGAAGAAATTGAAAATTGAAATTCCATCTGGTGCAAATGAAATTATCCATAGTCTACAAAATAATGGATATGAAGCTTTCTTAGTTGGAGGGTGTGTAAGAGACAGTATCCTTGGAAGACCAATCCATGACTATGATATTACAACTTCTGCCACACCAGATGAAATGATGGAAGTATTCAAGGACAAGAGAATTATTGAAACTGGTTTACAACATGGAACTATTACCATTGTAATTGATGGTGAAGGATATGAATGTACCACTTACAGAATTGACGGTAATTACTCAGATAGTCGTAGACCTGATAGCGTAACATTTACACGAAATCTTAAAGAAGATTTAAAGCGTAGAGATTTTACAATCAATGCAATGGCATACAATGATGAAGTTGGTCTTGTAGATCCGTTTAATGGCATGGAAGATATTGAGCATTATAAAATCAGATGTGTTGGTAGAGTAGAGGATAGATTTTCAGAAGATGCTTTAAGAATTTTACGTGCTATTCGGTTTGCTTCACAATTGGGATTTGTAGTTGACACTGATGTAAGTTTGAACATTCATAAAATGTATAAGAATTTAGAGAATATATCTATTGAGAGAATCAACAGTGAGTTTTGTAAGATTGCATTATCAAGCGAGTTTTATATACAGATAGGATTATTCCGTGAAGTATTCTCGTTGTTCATTCCTGAAATTAAAGATATGTTTGGCTTTCAACAGAATAATCCATATCACATTTATGATGTATGGAATCATACAGTACATGCAGTACAAGCTTATGAATGTGATTGTGAACCCGACTTAAATCCAATAGATTTAATTACATCATTAGCGGTGTTCTTTCATGATATTGGAAAGCCACATTGTTATCAAGATGGCGAGGATGGCATTAGACATTTCAAAGGTCACGGAAGAGTAAGTGCTGATATGACCAATGAAATAATGAAGCGATTAAGATTTGACAATGATACAAGAGAAAAGGTCGTTGAATTAGTCTATTATCATGATGCTACTTTTGAGGTGGGAAAGAAATATATCAAGAGATGGCTTAATAAAATCGGAGAAGAACAGTTCAGAAGATTACTGAATGTTCGTAGAGCAGATATTAAAGCACAAGCAGACATTAATCAGGAAACAAGATTGCAAAAGATTGATAACATTGAATATATTTTAGAAGAAGTCTTACAAGATGATGAATGTTTTTCTCTAAAGGATTTAGCAGTTAATGGAAAAGATGTAATGGATACAATGCTTATTAAAAGTGGAAAAGAAGTTGGCTGCTGGCTCAATGAAATCTTAACTCGTGTAATAGATGGAAGATTAAAAAATGATAGAGAAGATCTTATTTATTGGATGACAGGTATTACAGATGGTTGGATCAAATATTAGAGTGAGGTGAAATGGATGGATATTATAGAAGAAATTTTGGACAAGTATTTTGATGAAGAACATGAATATTATCATCGTTACAGAGAAGATGAAGAAAATTATTATGATGTCGTGGACGAGTTAAAGCAGGAATTAACTAAGAAGAACATTTCTTTTAAGTTGGATGTTACAGACGCATTTGATTCTCCTGGTTATGAGTGTTCTGTTTTATCAATCGCTTATATTAGACCAAATAATAATTGGGGTTCTATTGAATTGGAAACAGTTTTATTAGAAAGCATGTAGAGAATAATCTAACATAGAAGTAATTCTATTCACGGCTGATCAGCCAAATTAAGCGAGGTGATAAAGTGAAAAAATATTGGGAAACAGGTGAAAAGAATGACTTTGGTAAGGAATGTTATAAATTACATTTTAGTCAATTTTATGAAGAAGATGATGAAAATGTAGTAGCTGGTTTTGTACAAGATGAGACAGATAAAAACAGATTTATATACGTATCAAAAGAACTAAATGTTGAATATGATACATTATTTGCAGACAGTATAGAAGACGCAAAACATCAAATCGAAGAGATGTTAATAGACCATTGGAATGAAGAGATTGATTATTTAGAAAATCGAATTAAATCATTTCAAGACGAAGAATAATCATATATAGAAATTTCTATCTTGGCGATTCAGCCAAATTTTCCCAAAAAGTAACAAGAAATATTTTTTTCTTATGGTTTTTGCAGACGTGCAAATTCCATAGGATTTTACAACAAAATAATTAAGAAGAAAGGAATTAAGCAGTAACTCCTAGGTAATTATGGTTACGTAACCTCTGTAAAATAGTGTATTTTGACAGAGAATAAAGAAAAAAATAATTCTCAAGGGCTACGAGTATTAAGTTTATTTGATGGAATCTCTTGTGGAAGAGTTGCATTAGATAGAATCAATATTCCAGTCAGTGAGTATAACGCATTTGAAATTGAAGAGAATGCAATCAAAATCAGTAGATATAATTATCCTGATATTAAAAGATACGGTGACGTATTTTCTGCCGACTTCAAGGATTTTAATAGAGTCGATCTATTAATAGGTGGTTCACCTTGTCAGTTCTGGTCGAAAGCCAAGTGTAGTAAAACAGCAAAATTGAAGAGAGAAATTGATACAGACGGTGAAGGATGGAAACTGTTTCAGAAATTTGTGGAAGCAAAGAATAATACAAATCCAAAATATTTCTTATATGAAAATAATTATGGAATGGCTGATGAGATTCAAGATGCTATTAGTGAGGAATTGGGTGTACAACCAATTATGATTGATAGTCAGTTATTATCAGCTCAGAGAAGAAAACGTCTGTATTGGACGAACATACCAAATATCACACTTCCTGATGATAAAGAATTATTAGTGAAAGATGTTATCTGTGATGATCCAAATTTAGTCAAATACTTTGATGACAGAATCAGGAACACAATGATTAAGTGTGAGAATTACATAAAATATGATCTTGGTGGCAAAGGTCATTATTCGCAGCAGGACAGGCTGTACTTTTTAAATAAGAAAGCTCCAACAGTGCCTCGTTGCAGAACAGAAACAAAATTCAATGTTTGGCTTGGTGGAGAAAAATATAAAAAGACATGTCCATTAGAGATTGAACGACTTCAAACACTTCCAGACAATTATACAGAATTTGGAATGGATGAGAGTGGCAATGTAAAAGCAATGCCTAAAACAAGAAGGTTTGAAGCAATCGGCAACGGATGGACTGTTGATGTTATAGCGCATATTTTGAGTTTTATGAAGTTGTAACAGAGAATAACATAATATGAAGTTCGCAGTAAAGCGGAATTTCTTCTGAGTTTTCAGAGAATAAATACATATAAAAATAAAGAAAAGAGGTAACAAAATGAGAGAAACATTAATTGTTGTAGACATGCAGAATGATTTTATTGACGGAACACTTGGCACAAAGGAGGCACAGGCAATTGTATCAAATGTAGCAAAGAAAATTAAGGAGTACAAGGATGCTGGTAAACAGGTAATCTTTACAAGAGACACACATCCTGAGAATTATTTGGAAACATATGAGGGTAAGCATCTTCCTGTTACTCACTGTGTAAAGAATACTGTTGGTTGGCAGATTTCAGATAAGTTAGATTTTGATATTGAGAACGATATTCTGATTGATAAGCCTACATTTGGTTGGTTAAACTGGAAGGATTTTGGATTTGAAAGCGTTGAGATTTGCGGATTATGCACCGATATCTGCGTGGTTTCAAATGCACTTATTATTAGAGCAGACTATCCTGAGATTGATATTACAGTAGATACAAACTGCTGTGCAGGTGTCACACCTGATACTCACAAGGCTGCATTAGCAACTATGAAGATGTGTCAGATTGAAGTGATTGGAGAGTAGAATATGATTAAAATTAATGGCGATATTGTAACAATCAATAAGTTCCCAGATGGAACACCAAGAGTAAATATTGATACAAACAACATTGAGGAAGACTCTTATGATGGCTCTCCTTGTATTTGGATTGAATGGATTTATGAGAGCAACGATGAGATGTTTTATCTGATGTTAGTAAAGAAGCATCTTGAAAGATTTTTTACTAATGTGGATTATTATTTGTCTCTTCCATATATTCCTAATGCACGAATGGATAGAGTAAAAAATGATGATGAAGTATTCACATTGAAATATTTTTGCGATTTTATCAATTGGTTAGGATTTTCATCAGTTTATGTTTTGGATGCTCACAGTGATGTTTCTACTGCATTACTTAATAACTGTGTAAAAGAAAATCCAAAAGAGTATGTTGATAAAGCTATTTCAAAGATTGGTATGAGAAATCTTGTACTTTATTTCCCGGATGCAGGTGCAGCTAAGAGATATTCAGATTTATTCCCTGAGTTACCGTATTGTTATGGTGAAAAGAAGAGAGATTGGAAGATTGGTAAAATCCTTGGATTAGACATTAGAACAAATGGTATTGATTTGAAGGATAAAGCTGTGTTAATGATTGATGATATTATCGCATATGGCGGTTCACTTTATTATAGTGCGGAAGAGTTAAAGAAACTTGGTGTAAATGAAATTTACGCTTATGCAACACATACGGAAAATTCAATTCTTGATAAAGAAAAGGGTACTTTGATTAAGTCTTTGGAGAATAATACAGTGAAAGCATTATTCACAACAAACAGTATTTTTACTGGTAAGCATGAAAAGATTACAGTTATGGAGGTTTAAAATTATGGATAACACAATGGCTTTATTACTTAGTGATACTTATAAGCAGTGTCATGATCGTATGTATCCAAAGGGATTAACTAAGTTAGTTTCATATTGGGTGCCCCGTAAATCAATGTTAGAGAATCAGAATCATATGGTTTTCTTCGGATTACAGGCTTTTATTAAGGAATATCTAATGGGATATTTTCAGAAGAATTTCTTTGAATTATCAGAAGATGAGATGTTATCTCTTTATACAGATTCAATGGACGTACAGATTGGTAGAGATAATTACGATTTAGAAAAGATTGTGGAACTTCACAGACTTGGTTATCTTCCACTTGAGATTAGAGCTTTACCAGAAGGAACACTTGTACCAATGGGAGTTCCTTGTATTGAAATTACCAATACAGATGACAAGTTTGCATGGCTTGTTCAGTGGATTGAATGTATTCTTCAGGTTGAGTTATGGAAACCTTGTTGTCATGCAACTATTGGTTATATGTATCGTGAGATTGCAGATTATTGGTATAACAAGACAACAGACGGATTGCCTGGAAATATGGCTTGTGCAGATTTTGGCATGAGAGGAATGTCTTGTATGGATGAAGCTACAAGATGTTCAGCATCATGGTTGCTTTCATTTAATAAGACATCTACAATTCCAGCAATTAATTATATTGATAGATATTACAATGCCGATTGTAAGAATAATGGTATTGGAATCGGTGCTGTCTCAACTGAGCATTCTGTAATGGGTGCTAATTTCTCAATTGATGGAGATGAGATTACGTTCGTTAAGAGACTTTTAACAGAGTTATATCCAAATACATCATTTAGTATGGTTTCAGATACTTATGATTATTGGAATATGGTAAATAATATTCTTCCACAGTGTAAAGAAGAGATTATGAATCATAATGGAAAGCTCTTGGTTCGTCCTGATAGTGGTGATATTGTAGAGATTTCAGTTAAGACAGTTGAAAGGTTATGGGAGATTTTTGGTGGTTCTGTAAATAGTAAAGGTTATAAGGTATTAGATCCGCATATCGGTATTATTTATGGTGATGGCTGCACACTTTCTAATGTAGAAACTATTTGGAAAGAATTAGAAAAGCGTGGTTTCGCAGCTAATAATATTGCTTATGGTGTAGGAGCTTTTTGCTTCACTGCAATCGTTGAAAACGGAAAGATGATTGTTGTTACAAGAGATACTTTTGGCATTGCAATGAAAGCTACATATGGAGTAATTGATGACAAGAAGTTAATGATTTTCAAAGATCCTAAGACAGATACAAGTCACTTAAAGAAATCTCATAAAGGATGTTGTAGAGTATACGATGATAATGGTGAATTGAAGTGTCAAGATCAGTTACTTGAAATGAGTGATAACAGTTTACTTACTACCGTATTTAAAGATGGAGAATTAGTAAGAGAAGATACATTTGCGGATATTAGAAACAGAATGTACGGAGGTAAGTAATGATTAAAATTATTGATGGAGACTTACTCACTTCGAACACTGATATTATTGCACACCAGGTTAATTGCAAAGGTGCTTTTAATTCTGGTGTTGCAAAAGCGATCCGTGATTATGATGTGCAAGTATATAAAGATTA